CGGTCAGGTGTGTGCTCCAAGAAGTCCACCGCCCGGATAACCCCTACGGAGTTGTCGGGTAGGTCTAGGTCCAAGAAGTCAGATACATAGTCCACATTGTCGCCAGCCTTTATGTCCACGCCAAGGTAGCCATCACGCTTGTTGTGGAAGGCTCCAAGATCAAGGGCAAGCAAGCCACGCCGCTTAGCCCACGCCAGAGCGTTGGGTTCAATGGTCTTGTGGTACATCGTCTGCGTCTCAACCTGAATCCGAGCGTTCTTCTCAGGGTCACGCTGGGTGTTACCGCTGTGGACGCGCTGGAAGTACAGGCAGTAGGGCAGGTGGTAGAACTCGCCGTACTGGTAGAGACGTGCCATAAGGTCTTGGTCGTCTAGGACGCTCAGAGAGGCGTCATAGCCCCCCACAGCGTCGTATGCGGTCGCCCTGAACGCTCGTAGGTGGTTAGGCGCATACCAAATGTAGGACACGTTGTGTGGGAATGGCTCAAAGGACATAGCGGCCTTGTACTCACCCTCGGTGTAGTAGAACCAGCCATGATCGGCTGAGAACTGGCTCATCTCCGGTTTGCTCTCCTCGTCAATCTGCGCCGTGTCCGAATACACCAACGAGATGCTGGGGTCAATCCTAAAGGCCCACAGCAACTTCTCTAGGGCGTCTGGCGCCAGCTCGTCGTCGTGGTCCAGTTCCACCAGAATGTCGCCCTTGCAGTGTTCTACTGCTTCCTTCTTGAGCGCACCGATGTTGTCGGTCTGCTCGGAGTGCAGCACGATGACTCGATGGTCACTGCGCTCCCAGCCCTGCTCAATCGCTGGGCCGTTGAGTAGAACGATCCATTCCCAGTCCTGTTCGGTCTGTTCGATGAGTGACCACTCAGCCCGGTGAAGGAACTTAGTGTCGTGGCTTGCGGTAAAAATACTAATCATTATGTTCTCCTTGAAAGTCTTGGCATACACAGCCAATGGCAAAGCATGGTACTGCATCGTCGCGGAAAGCATGGAACACCCGATTGTGTCCGCACTTGCACGTTATGTCTGCCTCAAATGGTGTGGCAAACGTCCGACGACATTCTTCTTCTCGTGTTTCCACATGCACCCAGAAACTCTGGCTGTCCATGTAGGTAATCTCTCGCTGACAATGAACGCACTTCATTATTTTCTCCCTCTGCGGAGACTCCGCAGCCAGCCCTGCACCGCAGGGTTACTTGTTACTGCTATTACTATCTCCCGACAGTAACACTTGATCCATTGGTTCTCCCCTAGGAAGATCATGGCAGTACATTCTCCGTCATCGTGGGACGCAACGGTGTGTGAGCACTTGCACTTAAGCTGCATCATGTCTCCTCGTCGTCCTCGCAGATGCAGGTACGGGGGCTGTTGGACCCACACGCAATGCACCAAGGCTCGTGGAACGTGCTGGGGTCCTCACCCCAAGGTGTTGTAGTCATCGCAATCCCTCATTCTTCCGGTCTATCACTTCATCTAACATGTAATGCTCCCTTCGTATGGTTAGGACATTACAGTACAACAGGGTTATGACATGTGCAAGTTCGGGTATTTCTTTGCCATGAACTTCTCTAAGGGGACGCCCTCGTATCTCCTACACAGATAGTCCAGACTAACGAACATAGGGTCGTAGGAACCATTGCGAACCTCGTGCTTGACAACGATGCCGCGCCAGTGAGCGTTGCCCTGCGGCCCCTTGTAGTCCTCATCGTGCAGGTAGCAGGCTCCGGCGACCAGACCATGCTGAGACGCGCCAGCGACGAACCGTAGGCCGTACATAAGGGTCTGCTGGTGGCCCATGGTGAAAGTGTGCCCAATACTCTTGAGTCGTGACTCTACGTTGCCACCTAGGGGCTTGCCCGTCATGGGGTTGTAGAAGAAGTGACTGTAACCCACCCCATCTAGCCACAGGATTTCCTTGAATGGTTTTACTTTCCACCCGGTACGCTTGTAGTTAAGATCGTCCGTGGAGATAACACCCTCAAGCTGGGCGTCGCCTTCAACTGCTCGATTGATTCGATCTTCGTGATTGCCAAGTAAGATGTGTCGCTCTGGGTGCCACCCCTTGTGCTTGGTCCTAGCGCGTGTCTTATTGAGTTCAACCATCGGAGCGTTAAGGATTGCCCAAGCGGAGTTGGCTGCCTCTATGTCTGCGGTGTAGCGCCGACCTTCCATGGACTTCTTGCCCTTGTCGTACATAGACAGCGAAGGCATATCCGCGTGGTCGCCAAGGTGAATAATCTTGACGGGCTTGTCATGGAACTCATCTACGATGTACTGCCCAATCCACTTTAAGTGGTCTGTAGGTACGCCGTCTTTAGCCTGAGTATCAGGAATGACAATGTGGGTATTTGGGTGGAGTTGCAAGCGACCTCCTTCGGTCACTCTATCCTACTACAACGTGTCAAGGATTATTGACAAACAATTTCTGAACCTGCTATTCTTAACACAGATTCTGAAGCAGACGTGTGGACGAAATTACCGTTGTGGTGTAAGTGGGAGCATCTCAAGCCGCCTGAAAAACGTCTTGAGGATCATGAGGTGCAGGTTCGACTCCTGCCAACGGGGTATCCCTAGCGGTGTGGGCGACACGCCGGTTGCAACCGGAGTAGGGGGTTCGTAACCCCCATAGGGACTAGTTAGAACAAGCCTCGGCTATCTCAGCGGGAACGACGGTGTAGAGATCAGGCCATTTGTAGGCACCGGGGAAGCCCCCATACCACAGGGCGCCAGCCACCAGCCCTGAGCAAACCCAAGTGTCGCTCTGGCGTAGGCAAACCCTGTCGGGGAGAATCATGTCCACAAAGCAGGAAAGGATAGACATGTAGCCGTAATCCTTACCTACCTGACTTTGTAAGAACTCAAGGAACTTGTCTCGATCTACGCAGTCGGGGAGTGGTATCACCTGATAGCGCCCACCGGGGGCAACCGTGTCTAGCAACCGGTAATCGGTCACACCACGGGCCTCGGCTTGGAAGATAGTCCATTGTCCGTTACCCATGTCCTTGTTGACCACAGCAATATGGTTGAACTGCCACCATTTGTCCTGACCGTTAATGGGGGTAATAAGGTAGTGTTTGTGCTTGCGGTGCTGGACCCACCGGATACCGGCGCCAATCAGCCCTTTGCTGGTGCAGAGAACAATGTCGCCCTGTTTCACTGCTGTTCCTTGCCCTTGTGGTACGCAATATGCACGTCAAGATCGTGCTTAGTTTCCGTTACCATGGTTTCAATGCGGTCTATGGCGTCACGGAGACTCGTGCCAGAGTTGGGACGCAGCTCGTGGACAATGGCTTTAGTTATGTTCTTCCACACCAATCGTCCAACCCATGCGATAGCGGCAACTATCGGGGTAACGACGAATGAGATGTTGGCTAATGTGCCCCAGTCCAAGTGTCCCATTATGCAAGGTAGTCCAGCTTGGGCCACTTCTGGGTGGTGTCATAGCGGTAGTAAGTCACGGGGCGGTGGTCGTCGGTAGCCCGGCAGAACGAAGGGTCGCCCTCTTGCCCCATGCTCACAAGGAGCGGTGCCTTGCGGTGCTTCTCGACCACAACAGCAACGTGCTGAGTGTTGAAGGGCTTGCCCACGTTAAAGATAGCCAAGTCACCGGGACGAGCCATAAACGCTGGAATCCTGCGTCCGTTGTTAGCAAGCGTCTCGGTGTAGCCACGCCCGTTGTAGTGGAACACGGGGCCGTTGGGGTCGCCAGCACCGGCTACTCGGTAGCAGAGCGCCGCAAAGCTGGAGCAGTCGTACTTCATCACCTTGGTAATGGCGTACTGGACTGGGCGGTATTGCAGGTAGTGGAACCGGTGCTTATTGTGGACGGCCCATACTGCGAACCAGCCGATGTCGTTTGCTACGTCTTTTTTAGCCATTAGTTGATTCCAATCACAAATAGGGCGTGGGTGTTTGATGTTCCAGTTGTTTGGTTACAGGCAATGCTTACGTTAAACGTTATTGCTGGGTTTCGCTGCGTCACACCGCATGAATCTCCTGTGGTAAACGAAAGACCAGAAACATGGTTTCCCGAAGTACCAGTTGATCTGGTGTACAAAACGGCAGCAGTCGGAGTTTGACCGTTGGCTGTAATGTTTGCACTGTTTTCGCCAGCAGTCGTACCACTGGTGTAAATGTGTGAAGCAATAATGATGTAGTTGTTGTATCCCGTGATACCCGTAAGAGAAGCAGGGCTTGCTCCAGTTCCACCTGCCGACCAAATCCTGCTAGTGTTAACTGCCGCAGGAAGGTTTCCCGCAGCGAGGCTTGAAAGGTACACGCTTACAGCAGAAGGCAGCTGACCCGATGCCGAGCCCGTGAGCCAGCCGTTCAGAGTGCTGGTGCTCAGCAGGTGAGTGTGGTTAGCCGATGCTGGCTTGGTGGAAGAACCACGCGCCGCGGCAGACGTGGAGATGTCAGCGGGAAGTGGGGCCGATCCGTCCGTCAGGAGCAGACCCTTCATGGACTGGGTGACAGCGTTGAGTTCCGCCGCCTCGGTAGCCGTAAAAGTGTTGATGAACAGCGAGCCGGTAGTATGGGCTACTGCGCTAGTGCCGTCGTATCCACGGGAAACAATGGTGAACGTGTTCGTGCCGGAGTTGAACGTGCAAAGAATCTTTTCCTCGCTTGACGTTCCGTAGCCGAAGGTCACGCAGATGTTGTCGCCGGACCATGATCCGTTGGCAATCTCCGTCCAGCCGGTGAGTGTGGTGCTAGATGTGAATGTGACGCCAGCTCCGTCAACTGCGGTTAGTCCCGGTGACGCAATCGTCCCCGCTACTGCCGCACCTGCGAAACCGCGTTGTGGGTATGTAAGTGGCATAAAGGTATTTTACTTTCTAGTTGGTTGGAATACCGG